TAAAGTTATTGAATTACTATTAGTAATATATTATATTACACTTAATGTTATGTAAAATTGTTATTCGTAATGAGGTCAATTGCAAAATAGAAGGACTTGATGTTGATACTCGCCGCAGACTTGTGGCTAAGTTCAAATATGAAGTTCCTTATGCACGACATTTACCAAGTGTAAAATTAGGAAGATGGGACGGTAAAGTTCCATACTTCCAACTTGGTGGTTCTACTTACATAAATCTTCTACCAGAAATTATAGAATGGTTACAAGATCGCAATTGGGATTTTGAATTAGAAGATGAACGAACTAATCGTCAAGAATTTACATTTGATGCTATTACAGAAAATACATTTGCTAATAAAGTTTGGCCAAAGGCACATCCACAAGAAGGACAACCAATAGTCCTTCGTGATTATCAAGTAGAAATTATCAATAACTTTCTTGCAAATCCACAAGGCATACAAGAAGTAGCAACTGGTGCTGGTAAAACAATTATGACTGCCGCACTATCACATAGTGTAGAAAAGTATGGACGCACTATTGTTATTGTTCCAAATAAAAGTCTTGTTACACAAACAGAAGTAGATTATCGCAATCTTGGTTTAGATGTTGGTGTTTACTTTGGTGACCGTAAAGAACTTGGACGAACACATACTATCTGCACATGGCAAAGTCTAAACAGTTTATATAAAACAAATAAAAACAGTAAAGAATGGTTGTCTATGGTTAATGTAACTGCATTAATTGTAGATGAAGTGCATCAAGCAAAAGCAGAAGTTCTTAAAGCAATGCTTACTGATGAGTTTGCACATGTGCCAATTCGTTGGGGTTTAACAGGAACAATTCCAAAAGAAAAATTTGAACAAGTTGCATTATTGGTTTCAATTGGTCAAGTGTTTGGACAGTTAAGTGCGTCTGAATTACAAGAACGTGGTGTGTTAAGTGAGTGTCATGTTAATATTGTGCAAACAGTTGAACATGCACAGTTCAAAAACTATCAAGCAGAACTTAAATATCTTACTACTGACAGTACACGATTAGATCACCTTGCAAGTATGATTAGTGAAATTATTAAAACTGGTAATACACTTGTGCTTGTTGATCGTCGTGAATGTGGTGATGAGTTAGTTGCACGATTACCAAACAGTGTATTCGTTCATGGTGATATGAAAGTTGTGGATCGCAAAGAACATTATGATGAAGTTGCGGGCGTTAGTGATAAGATTATCGTGGCTACTTACGGCGTTGCAGCCGTTGGTATTAATATCCCTCGCATTTTCAATCTTGTGCTTATTGAGCCTGGTAAAAGTTTTGTTCGTGTCATCCAAAGTATCGGACGAGGAATCCGCAAAGCAGAAGACAAGGATTTTGTCCAGATATGGGATATAACTGCTGACTGTAATTTTGCAAAACGTCACCTAACAAAACGCAAAGCATTTTATAAAGAGGCCAAGTATCCGTTTACGCAAGAAAAGAGTAATTACAAATGAAGATAGCAGTGTGTGGTTGTAGTTTTAGTGCAGTCAGTCATTTGCCTGAATACAGTGGAACACATTGGAGTGAAATACTTGCTGCTAAACTTGGTGCAAAACTTAAAAATTATGCACGACAAGGTATTGGTAATAATGTAATCCGATTACAAATTGATGAAGCAATAAAAGATGGTGCGGATTGGTTATTCATTGCAAGCACTACAGAAGATCGTATTGAGTTTCCAGTTGAAAAATTTTTAAAAATAGAAGATGGTAGTCCCAATCATAGTGCACATCGTGAAAACCGCAATGGTTATATTTGGGAAGATGGATTAAAGAATTTTAATTATGGTGACGCACATCCCTATCGTATGATAGGTGAGACCATGTTTAGTGTTATTGAAAATTATGATCACAATTATCGTTTGGCAAAAGTAGATAAACCTACTCGTATAGCAATGGAAGGCTATGCTGCATTCTTATATGATGCACATTGGAAACGTCAAGTTGATAATTGGGTTTTATTCAGTGGATTATGGAAATTAGATTATCTAAAAATACCTTTTTTGTTTAATGGATGGAATACATATATTCACGGTAAAGGTTGGGGTGCAGACTTCCCACCACAGTTTTTACAAAAATATTTTGCACCACCAAAATTTGCACTTGGTGCTTTTTGTGATAGCCATCCATTAACAGGACCAGATCCTGGTTATCATACACATCCCGATGGTCAAGTTGCCATCGCAGAACTATACTACAATTTTGTTAAGGAAAGACAGTGAGAATACTAACAGTTGATAATACCGTTTTTGAAATGAATAATTTACCAGACCAAGTAGATGATTTACGATTTTGTGTTTTAGATAATAGTAATCCACCAGAAGCAGATTATTATTTTTTACCACTTATATTTTTAGAAAGTTTTAATGATCCTGCACTTGTTCTTAAGATAGGCAATCATCGTCTTATGATGCCATATAATTGGCGAATACTAATAGGTGAGGCAGAGATAGGTGATTTAGAAGCACTACCACTTACAAAGTTAAATGACCGTGGTTTCGAAGCATTTACATTTAATCCCCTTAGTAGTTTTCGTGCAGAGTTTTTACCAATAGAAATAGAGGATGTATATCAAGATGTGCGTTGGTATTTTCCTAAACTAAAAAATGGTCAGCTACTTTGTATTCCAATTACTGATGGTCCAAAACCAATATGTGCATATTTTGTTAAAGAAATCAGCCGTGCAAGTGAAACTATTGATATACAAAATGTAGTATAATTATGAAAAAGTTTTTATTAAATTATAATCCAGGTTCCAAAGGAGATTTTTTAACAAATTTTTTTAATACCAAACAATTTTTTTCTGATAATTTACTTAATAAATCAAAAGTTTTTGGTCCATCATTACATCGTTCATTCAATAATATTGAGTTTGAAAATGTTATTAAAAAAGATTTTGTAATGTGTTGTGGGCATAGATGTCATTTATTTTCATATGATATAATGAAAAAATATAATTGTTCTTTTATCCAACTTAACGTTGAAGAATTTTATATGAAAACTGTTGCCGTAGAATATATATTTAAAACTGCTTTCCATAAATTTTCAGTTTTTGACTTTTTAAAGGATCAAAATAATTTTTACAAAGAAAATTTTACTAAATTTAAAAAAATTGAATATTTTATAGATATTGATTTAATAAAAAAAGAATTAGAAATCAATGATTTCAATAGAAGAATAGAATTAGAATATAAATTAAATAATTTAAATGATTTGATTGATGAAATTAAACAACACAATAATGCAACACCATCTTATGCTTCAGTCATAAATTATGAACAAATATATATTAAAAAAAATTATTTTTTCTTTTTTGAAACATTTAAAGACTTTGACGAAAACTTATTTAATAATTTGTTAAAAAAAACATGGTTACCTGAAAAATTTAATATTTTTGGAAAATTATGGCAACCTAAAGATTATGGATATTTAAGTAACATTGATAATACAAATACAATATGATAGAAGATTTTAATAAAACAGATCAAAACTTTGATGAATTTGTTGAATGGGCAGATATATTAGATGCTACCAAAACAAACCCAACATTAAAAGAACTTGCAGATCAGCTACGAGTATTGTATTATGCAAGTGAAGAAATGAAGAATAAAACTAAAAAACCACTTGACGGACTTGTATTTGATGGTTAATAAACTTGATATTATCAACGAAATGGCACAGTTGGATTTGCGTAATCGTGGGTTCTATGATGAACTTAATGATGAAGAACGCAAAAAGTTTTCCACATATCTAATGCTACGTTGGGGTAGTGTAGTCAACGGTATACATGAATTGCAGCAGTATTATTTGCAAGCAATGAATGAACGTGTCAATAAACGGTTCTTTGATATCAACAAACATCCAAAACTACAATGGTTATTGCTGACAACAGTTAGTCCTAATATGGGTAAACACCGTCACGAATGGATTGCTTATAGTGGCAAGACAGCAAAGAATAAACGTGCAGTAAAATTGTTAGAATTATATCCGCATATTAAAACTGATGAAGCAGAGTTGCTTGCACAGCAGATTAGCGATAATGATTATAAGGCAATGTTATTGGAGCGTGGATATAGTGATAAAGAAGTTAAAGAGGCATTAAAATGATATTATTTGCAGGTGATAGTTTTAGTGCAAATGATGGTGAGAATTCTTGGACAGAAGTATATACAAAAAATTTTAATTCAAGTTTTAATAATACAAGCATTGGTGGTTCAAGCATTTGGATTGCATATAAAAATATTAATAAAGAAAAAACAAATATTTTACAAAACAAATACAAAACAATTGTAATTACTTGTACACATCCATATAGAATACCTTATTGCACAAATCCTAAAATGTGTGCTCGTCGTGGTGAATATTTTCCAATTACAAATAAAAATGAAGTTACAGATGATATAATACATTTTCATTATTTTGATAGGTTTTTTGACAAGGAATTGCACGATTTTTTGTATATAAAATCTTTAAAAGATATAGTTAATAGTTACAAAAATAATACAAATATTATTTTATTACCATGTTTTAGTGAAAGTTTAGAACTTATAAAAATTTTATATAGTGAAATACCAAATTTTTCTTATCTTGATTTTCCACTTCTTAATGTTGGAAATATTGATATGAACAATCCTGAATACAAAAACCATTTTACAATTAAAACAAATTTAGCATTTGGCAATTTACTTGCTGATAGAACAAAAGATTATAAACAAGAAAAAATAAATCTTTTAATAAAAGAAATAGCGGATAAAATCAATGACATATAAAAGTGTAACAACAAATGAATATAGAATAGCATCTTTAACAACCAATGATGTTTATGGTGGTCAACAATTAAATTGTAATTTTACACTTGAAATGATTGAACTAATTAATTGGTGGCAAGAGTGGAGACCAGTATTTCAAAGCAAAGACCCAACTGTTATTGATTTATTAAAGCAAGCACGAACTCTGCATGAAATAACAAAATGAGTATAGACTTTCTTACTGTTGTTTATCGTGATGAGTTAGAATTGCTTAAAAAACAAGCAGAAAGATTTAATTATCATTTAAGATTTCCACACGTGAATAATATTATTGTTGTATTAAATGATGATACTTTGCAAACCACTGATATTAATGTAGGGTGGTGGGGATGGTTTAAGGATAGCATTCGTGTCATTCATCGCAATGAACTTGGGTATTATCCGCCACCTAATTTAAAAGGTTGGTACACACAACAAGTTTGTAAAATATTAGGAACTTGCAGTATTGCTGAAAGCGAATGGTGTTTTATATTTGATGCAAAAACATTATTAAACCAAGATTATAGAACTGATTTAATTTTTAATGGTGAACGTGGACGATTTGCAAATTGGCCATGTAACAGTCCACATTGGCAAACTGGATTAGAATTTCTAAAAAACAAATACGATATTAAAGATTTTAAGTGGATAAGTCCTGCTGGTGTTCCTTTTCTTGCACACGTTCCAACTATGAGAGCAATGGTTTATGAGGAACCAGATTTTGTAGAATGGTTTCATACCTATTGTCAATTTCCAAGCAAATTTGATACACAAACACGTGGCATTACAGAATTTCTTTGCTACAGTGCATATGTTAGTAGCATACCTGGTTTATTTGAAGATCTATATTCAGGTAAACAAGAAATACAAGTACGAAATCTTGCTGATTGGGAAGTAGATAATTTTGATAATTGGATGACAGAAGTGGAAACCATACAACCATTTACTATAAGTATTCATCCACGTGCATATAATTTATTATCTGATGAACAACAAAATAGATGGAACGATTATATAAAATGAAAGCATTATGTCTTGTTGCTCACCCTGATGATTGTGTAATTTTTGGTTATGGATTTATAAACAAATATCCGTTTGAATGGACTATTGCCTATCTCACACATAAAGAAAATGATGAACGCAGTATTGAGTTACAAAAATTCTGGAATAAACGTAATATAAAAACTATTCACGCTGAATTTAATGACGATTGGAATACTGTACAGCGTGGTGAATTGGGATTCAGTGAAATAGATGCAGCTGATTTCTGCAAAAAAGTGCCATTTAACTTTGATTTGTTATTAACACATAACCATCATGGTGAGTATGGACACTTACATCATAAGTTTATTAATAGTTGTGTAAAAGATTTACTAATACCAAAAGTTTATTTTGGTAATTTTCCACAATATTACAATGAAATTATTCGCATAGAACCATTTAATATAGATGAACTGCCGCTACATAAAGATGTTGTTTTAGGATTTGACAACAGCACTTACAAGTATTATATTACTGGTGAGGCACAACATAGATTACATGAAACCAATTGCTGATACAGAATATCAATGCAAATATTGTGGTGTTAAATTCAGTCGTGAAAGCACACTGAATGTGCATCAGTGTGAACCAAAACGCCGTGAATTGCAGAAAAATGAAAAAGGTGTTGTTATTGGTTTCAATGCTTGGTTGCGATTCTATGAATTGACACAAGGCAGTGCCAAACTTAAAACCTATGAAGAATTTTGCCAAAGTTCACTATATGGTGCTTTTGTAAAATTTGGAAGACACTGTGTTGCTATAAGTGCTATTAATGTAGATCAATTTACTGATTATGTTCTTAAGAATAATTTTAAGATTGACCATTGGTGCCGTGATGCAATATACAGCGAATATCTATTTCATTTATTACGACACGAAAGTGCTACAGACGCATTAGAACGTAGTATTGTAACAATGCAAAAGTGGAGCGAAGAGTTTCCACAATATCAATTTAATGAATATTTCACACATATTAGTCCAAATCGACTTATACAACACATACAAAATGGTCGCATAAGTCCGTGGGTAATATATTGTTGTGACAATGGCACTGAAAAACTTTCACAGTTGACAGAAGATCAATTAGAGATTATAATAGCCTTTATTGACCCACCATTTTGGGAACGGCATCTGCGTGATTATCCTGCTGATACTGAAATGACAAGGCATATATTGAGTGAGGCTGGTTGCTAATGGATATTGATATTGACTTTGGTGACCGTGAAACCATATTAAAACTTATAAAACATGTGCCTGCTACAATACACCGTGATGGTGAAATTGTAAAACACAATACTGGTGTTTATGTTAATCCAATACCTGCTAATCCAATATCTGGATTATCTAATATAGATTATGAAACAGCAGAAGATTTAGGTTATATGAAACTTGACCTACTGAATGTTCACGTTTATAATCAAGTTCGCAGTAACGAGCATCTTGACGAACTCTGTAAACGTGAACCACAGTGGGAAAAATTAAAGGAGCGTGATTTCGTTGCCAAACTTATTCATCTTTCAAATCATTATGATGTCTTGCAACAACATCTTCCTACTACAATGGATATGTTGGCTATGGTATTGGCAATCATTCGCCCATCAAAACGATACCTTATCGGAAAAAGATGGCGAGAAATAAACGAAGAGATATGGATTAAACCTACAGAAGGTTATTATTTTAAGAAAGCACACGCTTATTCATATGCACAATTAGTAATGGTTCATATGAATCTGTTATGCGAGTCGTTTAACTAACTGAACAACTCTACGTTTTGTTCTGCGTTCTGCAAGTTTAGCAATACTAACAATATGACCACATTGCTCACGAATATCTTTAGTTGTTAATGTTACTGTGCTGTAACGATATTGATTCCAACTATTTTTAAGGAAAATATTGATTGGTATTAAGCGATTACTTTCCCACCACCATATTTCTGCCGCTTCTAAAAAACCTTTTTTATCTTCTTCTGTCTTTAATTTATTGAATGCATACATTGAAAGTATATCACCATCATAATTTTGTATAATTCCAATAAAATCGGCGGTGGGGTATTTTATATAACTTAAGAACGGATATTGTTCAAGCATTTGTTCAAGGGAAAAACTCATAATAAATATTCTAAAAGGTCCATTTAATTGCAGCAAATTTCAGGTTATTTATATCCACAAATTATAAATGTTGTTAAGAATAGTGACCTTGCGCTACACAGGGAGAATCAGTTGTTTTACGCAAAGCCTCTACAAATTTATAAAGGTGTAGATAATAGATTTAAGTTCGTTATCAAGAATAATGACCAAAAACCTGTGAGCCTTTTACAAAGCACAGTTTTATTTAATTTAATTGATCCGACTACAAAAGAATTAGTGTTTAGTCGTAATTTAGATCTTGTTTACAGTAGCACAGGTGTTGCTACTTGTCTAATTGAAGGTAGTTTATTAGATAATATAAATGGTGGATTATATAATTACAGCATAGTTGCAACTAATGGTGAAGGTGAACAAGAAATTGTTTACAGTGATGACAACTATCAAGCACAAGGACAAGCACGAATACAAGATGGTGTATATCCAGAATTTACACCAAGTTATAATGCCAATAGTTTTACATATAGCAATAACAGCGATACAAATTATGTAAATGTCGCATATACAAGTAGTTTTCTTACAGCCAATTATGTTCGTGGCAGTGCTGTTTATCAAACTGTTCAGTATCAATCAAATGCTTTTACAGGTAACATACAACTACAAGCAAGTATGGATGCAGCATCAGTTATAAATGCCAATAGTTTTACTACTGTAAGTTATGCAAACTGTGCAAATGTCAGTGGAACAAACTATTTTAATTTCCAAGGCAAATATCGTGCTGTAAGATTCAAGGTTTCACAAGTTAGTGGCACTATGAATTATATCTACTATCGTCCTTGACAAATTAATATACATTTGATATAATAACCAAATGGAAATTACTGACCAAGTATTGTCACATTTGCCGTGGAAGCGTAAAACTTCACCAAGTGGATGGATAAGTTTTAATGCACCATGCTGTCATCACCTTGGGCACAATGCTGATACTCGTGGTCGTGGTGGTATTCACGTTACACCAGAAGGTGGAGTGAATTATCACTGTTTTAATTGTCATTTTACTACAGGTTGGCAGCCAGGTCGTCGTTTAAGTTATAAAATGCGGCGTTGGATGGTATGGATTGGGTTTGACGAAGAAGTAATAGGTCGTCTTGCGCTATTCGCAATAAGTCAAGAAACTACAGAATCTGGCGTTATTGAACAACGTGAATTACCAACATATGAAGCACGTGAACCGTGTCCTGGTCGTCCAATAACAAGTTGGTTAAATGATGGTCATATTACTGAAGAAGATTATAATAGTTTAGAAGCAGCTATTAATTATCTTGATAGTCGTGGGTTTGGTGATAAAATTGACCAATTCTACTGGACAGATCAAGCATCACTACGTGACCGTGTATTAATTCCATTTACTTGGCAAAACAAACCTATGGGATATAGTGGTAGATTATTTGTAGATGGTAAAAAGAAAATTAAGTATTTCAGTAACTATCCAAGTAATCTTGTTTGGGGATATGACAAGCAACAACACAATGCCAAGTTTTGTATTGTAGTAGAAGGTTTGTTAGATGCAGTTGCAATTAATGCTATTGCTATTTGTAGTAACGAAATAAATGATGTTCAAGCAGAAGTTATTGAAACACTTGACCGTGATATTATTGTAGTTCCTGACCGTGATGAAGCTGGCAAAAAAATGATTTATGCGGCATTAAAATATGGTTGGAGTGTGGCATTTCCAGAATGGGAACCTAATATAAAAGATGTTGCAGATGCAGTTGCTAAGTATGGTCATGTGTTTACAATGCAAAGTATAATTAAATCTCAGCAAAGTAATAGTCTTAAAATAAAATTAATGATGAAAAAAATTAAGTAATGATTTTATGATAGAATTTATATTCAAAACACCATTAATTTTTATACATTATGCAAGTGGAACTTTTGGTAGCACTTTATATCATATGTTACATAATACAAAGGAATGTCAAAAATATTTTAATATATCTAACAAAGAAATATTTAATAATGAAAACAAAACGGCTCATGCGCATATTATTGAACCTATAAATGGATTACACGGATATTATGAATTTAATATGTGGATGAATATGAATGAGGAAAGTAAAAAAGATTATATTTTACAAAATTTACATGAAAAAATAAATTTTAATAAACTACAACCACCAATTAGATTATCACACTATCAAGGTGTTAATGAAGTAAAAAAATTATTTACAAATTCATTTTCAATTTTTATTTTATTTAAAGAAAAATATATTGAATTAATTGCTGATATTACAAAAGAAAAACTTTTATCAATGTATGATGAAAAAGACGAAGAATTTGAAAAATTTTTTAATTCAGCAATTAATGGAAAAAATAATAACAAACAAAAAATTCTTAAAATGATTCAAAAAAATAAACTTAAAAACATTAAAAGATTAATTTTGAACAAAAATATTGATATAGGTATTAAAAATATGTTTAATTCTTTTCAAAATTTACAGATTAATCAAGAAGATTTTGTTTTTGATTTTGAAAATTTTTTTTCGTATGATTTGTTTAGTAGCACAACTTACAATTTATTGAACAAATTGTCATTAAATTTTGAAGATGATTTTGATTTAAAGGATTTTTATGCTTATTTTTATGAAAATAACAAAAAGTTTATTAATTTAGCTATTAAATTATAAAAATATTGAAATCTCTTATTGTATTATAGTAAAATCAAGAAAGATGTCTAAAAATTACGATACCCAAGTTCAAAAACTATTCATTGAAATGATGTTGGCAGACCCACAAAGTTATGTGCGTGTCCAAAATATTTTCAATCCAAACAACTTTGACCGTAGTTTGCAAGGTGCTGCAAAGTTTATCAAAGAACATTGTGAAAAACATACTATTATGCCACTGCACGAACAAATTAATGCGGCAACGGATAATAGTTTTCAGTCTATACCTGGTATGACCGATGACCATACAAGTTGGTTCTTAGAAGAGTTTGAAGGTTTTACCAAACAAAAAGAATTAGAGCGTGCTATTCTTAAAGCCGCAGATATGCTTGAGAAGGGTGATTTTGATCCTGTAGAAAAGATTATTAAAGATGCAGTGCAAATTAGTCTTACAAAAGATTTAGGAACAGATTACTTTGCAGACCCTATAGCACGATTGACTAAAATTAAGGACAATAATGGTCAAACAAGTAGTGGTTGGGTAACACTCGACAAAAAACTATTTGGTGGTTTTAATCGTGGTGAATTGAATATCTTTGCTGGTGGCAGTGGTAGCGGTAAGTCACTGTTTATGCAGAACATAGCATGTAACTGGATACTTGCTGGTCTTAATGGCGTTTATATTACACTTGAATTGAGCGAAGAACTTACTGCTATGCGTATTGATGGTATGCTTACTAATACACCATCTCGTGATATATTCAAAAGCATCGAAGATATTGAAGTCAAAGTCAAAATGCTTGGTAAAAAAAGTGGTAGATTGCAAATTAAGTATATGCCAGCACAAAGCAATATTAACGATGTCCGTTCATATATCAAAGAACTACAAATTAGAACAGGTCGTCGTGTAGATTTTGTTATGATAGACTATCTTGACTTGCTTATGCCAGTTAGTGCTAAAGTAAGTCCAAGTGATTTGTTCGTCAAGGACAAGTATGTAAGTGAAGAAATACGTAACTTTGCAAAAGAAATGGATATATTACTTGTTACGGCGTCACAATTGAACCGTGCATCTGTAGAAGAAGTTGAGTTTGACCACAGCCATATTAGTGGTGGTATTTCCAAGATTAATACTGCTGATAACTTATTTGGTATCTTTACAAGCCGTAGTATGCGTGAACATGGCAAGTATCAACTACAACTTATGAAAACACGTTCGTCAAGTGGCGTTGGACAAAAGATTGAGTTAGAGTTTGATATTGATAGTCTGCGTATTCGTGACCTTGCAGAAGATCCAGATTATCAACAATTTAAGAAACAAAGTAGCAGTATCTTTGCAAGCATTAAGGGTGGCAGTAATGTTAAACCATCAACTGATGCTGTGCCCGAAGATCAACCAGGCAAGATACAAGCAGATGTTAATAGCACTGTATTGCGACAAATGCTTAATAATATTAAGGCAACAAAATAACTAATTTTATCATTTGTCTAGATTCAATATTTTTAATTACTTCTAGTTTATTATTATAAACTAAACTTCCTATTTTTGGCAATCCTGGTAATAACTTTTTTTCTAATTTTTTATAACCTAAACTATTAAAAAATTTTTTCTTTTCATTAAAATATTTGGAACATGATTCCATTATATTTTTTACAGTATTGATATCTTCATCATAAAATTTTACTGTAAAATCTGCAGAAAATCTACAAAATGGTTGAAATGCTTCTGGTTCAATGTATTCATCTTTATCACGCCATAAGTCTTCTATAGTTTTTCCAATTTCTACATAATTTATAAAAATATCTCCAAATTTGTATTCTCTTGTAAAAAAACTATAATCATTTTTTGTTAAAAAATCAGTTTTTGGTAATCCAAAATAAGTTATTGTAAATCTTTTATTATTACCATAAATTACATTTTCAACTCTGTGAACTGCAATGTTTAAATTGGCAAGTGCTATTTTTGTTTCTGTTTTTGCATTATTCCAAAAATCATGATCTTGTTTATCTAATAGACCGTGATATATCTCAAATATATGGTGTAAGTAATTTAAGGTATCAGTATCATAAATTGAATCAAACTTTCTATCTATTATTGGTTTATCATTATTGATAATGGTAATGCATTCATTAATATAATTTGTTGCTTTTACAACTTCTTCTTCAAAACTATTAAATCCATAAAATCTTTTACGATCATCTATAGAATACTGTTTTTGTGCTGTAACTAATTTACGTGCCCATTTTTTAACAAGAATGTTATCATCTAAATTAAAAAATAAATCATATTCATCTTTTTGATTTTGCGGATTACACAGAGTTATTTTTAGTTGCATATTTTTCTAACTTAAACGTCCTAACTGCTTGACACTCTATGTATTGGCTACCGTTGCTTGTTTTTACTTTGCCTATACCACATACAACATCATAATCATGATATGCTACTGGACCTTTAACAAGCAAGTCAATATATTTTCCATTATCTATGCCTAAAGTTAAGAATGTAATATATTTTCCGCCTTCACCTTTGAATACACGACCATTGGCAACAAGACCAGCAAACTCAAACTTGTCTAGATACTGATTAGCACAGTAAAAATTTGGTAGAAACTCGTGATTACCCCACCAACCATACTTACGATATTCCCATATTGGGTCATTTAATAAACTATAATTGTATCCTAAATCACGTAAGTCCCATCCAGCACGTTTTGCTTCACATTTATACACCCAACGACGATAACTACCTTCGCAATGTTTAAGACACGCAGCCCAAAATGCTTTTGGATTATGTGCTTTTTGGTATGCTAATGCCCATATCAATCTACCAAGATTTACGGCGTGGGCACGGCATAAACCAAAGTTTCCAAGTTGATACAATTCATCTACAATGGCACCTTTGTTTGGGTGTGTGCCCATACGGTGCATAAACTCATATACTTTTTCTTCATTCTTTTTTGCAAATGCACGACGATACATATCTGCTTCATAGATATCACAACCAATAAGTTTGCTTATCTTTTTGATAGCATCATCTTCATATACAATACTTTCTTCTAATCGTTTCTCTGTCCAATCGTGAAAGAAACTGGCTTTCTGTCTTCCAGTAGTTGCAACAGGACGAATAAGTGCTGTGGCAAATACACAATCACTGCGTGACTTTGGTTGTATTGCACGAAACAGTCTACGCATTGCTGGTGATTCACCTTGTGTAACACCTAACACATCACCATTACACAGTAATCTTATCGTATCCTCATCATAATCAGGATAATCTTCTAAACCCATATTAGGTTCTATTTCATAAAGTTGACTTAACCCACGATTGGCTAACACATCAACTTTTAAGTGTTCAAGGTCTTCTACTTCGTGCTTATCTAACAGTATTTGGTTGTCTGCGTTTATAAGACTTTTAGGTAGATTGTGTTTGAACACAAGTATGCCACCACAATGTTTAGAGATGGCTCGTTTCTTGCCAAGTAACTTCTTTTCAATACGAATAGCTTCCCCTATGTCAATGTCAAGATCATCATATTTGAAGTTACGAGGCAATCTGCCAGTAGCACCTAACCGTCTTGCGGCTTCACGCTTGGCACTTTTTTCTTTGAATGTTACATAATTACTAATTCTTGCACTTTTGCCAGGCCAGCGTTTGAATATACGTTCCATAACTATACTCTGTGCCCAATGTGGATAATCTATATCTATGTCTGGTAAGTCATCACGGTGTGGATTTAAAAATCGTGATAGTGGTATATCCCATTTTATAGGATCAACATCTGTAATACCCAATGCCCAACATACAAGACTACTGCCAGCACTACCACGAGTCATATGTGGCAAGTCATCAGTCATATCTAATATTTCACGGATTTGTAAGAAGTATTCTGTAAATCGTAAACCCAGTATGATTTCTATTTCTTCAACAAGTCGGTCACTATATGCCGCATCATCTGGTATTTGTCGTCTAAATTGTTTTAATAGCTGTTCACATTGTGCCTGTGCATTGTCTGGTAGTTTCATTGATATTGCCTTTTATGCCTATTTGTGCCTGATATATAATAATTTATCATTAAAAAATTACTGTAAATAAAAAAATGATAAAGTATGAAGAAATACGTCATTTACATATGGAATTTAGTAGTTTATGTAATGCACGTTGTCCTAGATGTCCTAGAAACGTTTTTGGATTTCCGTATAACAGTGGATATGAAGAAACAAGTTTATCATTAGATCTAATACAAAAATCATTTCTACCTAACTTTATTGAAAAATTAGATATGATTTTAATTAACGGTAATTTTGGAGATTTTACTTCTAATTTAGAAAGTTTAGACATAATCAAATATTTTAAAGAAATTAAACCAAACCTTTTTATGCAAATAAGCACAAATGGTAGTGCTAGAAATATTGATTTTTGGCAAGAATTAGGAAAAATGGAAGATATAAAAATTGATTTTTGTTTGGATGGTTTGGAAGATACACATCATTTATATCGTCAAGATACAGATTTCAATAAAATTATAGAAAATGCAAAATCATTTATTTCAAAAGGTGGATACGCCGTATGGAAAATGATAATATTTGAACACAACAAACATCAAATTGAATCAGCAAAACAAAGAAGCGTTGAATATGGATTTAAAGATTTTGAATTAGTAGATCATGGAAGAAACAATGGACCCGTGTTTGATCGTAAGGGAAATTTATTGCATGTAATGGGTAAATGGAATGGACATACAGATATTGAAAGTTTAATTCAATTTCAAAATGATTCTACAAAGAAATACTCATATCCAGAATATGACCCAAATAGAAAATTAAATTGTTTTACAAAACAAGTAAAATCAATTTATATTTCAGCAAATGGTAAAGTTTATCCTTGTTGTTACCTTGGTTTTGCACCAGAAACTTATAAAAAAGGATTTCATAGATTCATTAATGAACAAATAAATCCATTAATTTACAACAATAATTTACATAGCACTACATTAGAAGAAGCAATTAAATGGTTTAATGGTGTTGAATCAAGTTGGACAAAAACAAGCACACAAGAAGGTCGTTTAGTTCAGTGTGATGTGTGTTGCGGTAAATTAGAAACCGTTTAAAATACCCTAAATAATTTGGGAGCAAATAATTGCGTAAACAATCTCGTAGCATTCTTGATGAATTGAGCCATATGTCAATCGGTAAAAATACCAACTTGGTATTAGAAAGCCGTGCAAATCATATTATCAATAGTGCTATTAATTTAATTAATCAAATTCGTGAAACATATGATGCTCCAGAAGCAGAAGAACTTGAACGTAGATTGCTTAACAGCATACGTTGTCAAGAACCTGCAAAATTTGTCCGTGGATTAAGAAAAGTCAATGAGAGCAAGTGAATTTATTTTTGAAGTTTCAAATCCAAGCGGACCACCTCCACGAATGGGAACTCCAGAGTTTACAAAAAGTAAAAATACTTTTGATGGAATTGTTGCACGAGTTTTAAAAAACTTTAATGATGAGCTTACATTTTTAGCAAGAACTAACCCAACAGAATTTAATAACAGAACAACTGATACAGAAGGTTTATTGCAAGAATTACAAAAACAAATTATAGAAGAAATTATTAAAAGTGGAAATGTAAATTTTGTAAAAACTGATATTGCTAAACTTAATCGTGCCTTTAAACTAAATGATACTAATACAACTATGAATCCCACAACCAAAATTATTACTATTAATAATAATATAAGAGACCAATTAACAAATACAGCTACATCCACTTGGTATGAAAATAGATATGTTAGATTTAACAACCAACCGCTTTGGGCAAAATTAAGTGGTGGAGTATCAGCGTCTGACAAACCAAAAAGTGGTGTTCCAGTTCAAAAACTTGAAGCAAGTGCAGCTAATAATTTTCAAATAACATTGGGAGTAGATGTTGACGAACCTACATTTTGGAAATATTTAAAAGATGCTCTTAATAATGACCGAAAACGTAAAAATATACATACATTTTTAAAAGGTGTTTATCCAACTACTTCAACTATAGTATCTGGTAGTGAAACTGTAAAAACTCTAGATGCAGCCGCAGCACGTGAAATGGAAGCTTTACTTGGGGTTAAAGTTGCCAGCGATGTGTTTTGGCCTAATTTTACAGATGGTATTGATGATTCAACAAGTCCAGCAACAACATTAACCAAAATACAAGACATATTTAATAGACACTATTAAAAGACTGTTTTCTTAAAGAAATATAAATACCTATAGCGTAATAACTAACGCAGATTTTGGAGAATTAAAATGGCAGATTTTTATCGTGTAAATGGTAACGTTGGTCTTGTCGGTGATGGCAAGGGCTTTATCAGCACAGCAGCAGGTGCAAGTTTCATTGGTAAGCAACCAGTTGCACTTGCTGGTTATATCGCAGGTGCTGGCGGTTCAGCATCAAGTCTTGCAAGTGAACTTGGTGTAAACCTCGCAGTTGAAGGCATCCTTAAGGCAATTTCAGCAAACATTACAGTTCTTGCATACCAAATTGAAGCAGGTAGTGGTGGTAACATCAGTCTTCTTCTTGAAGGTGGTGCAGGTATTGCATCAACTGATGCAACAATTGCTTCAACAGTTCAAACTATTGTTCGTAATGGTGGTAATGGTAGCGGTTACTATGGTAACAACAGCACAGACGCAACTACATCACTTTTCGTGAACCGTGGTTTCAAACTTTCATACGTATAATAAAATATACAAATGTAAAAGAATTAAGGGCGGTATTTTTACCGCCCTTTTTCTTTGTCTATATACAACTATGATACGTTGCTTATGTCTATTCGATTTAGGTGCTGAACAAAATCCTAACAAAAATTGGATTTCACTGCTACAAGCAATTAGTTTGTATTGCGATTTTGAAATACAAACACAACCTAAAAAAATATACCGTGATATCATCGGTTTAGGGTTTGGTGAAAATTATAATGGTTTTCATAATGTATGGATGTTTGATTTTGCACCAACTGTAGATATAAAATTAGATGAACTTGAAAAAGTCGTTCATCACTTACCAATTATATCTGGACTTAATGAAACTATTGAATTTCGTTTAAAGTGTGCACTTATTGATAGTGAAAATAAAAACATCGCCTTTATAAGACAATAAAACCAAATAAATATATGTGCTTTGCTAATGGAGAAGCACAAAGTGTCTAAAGTGTATGAAAACGAACGTGAAAGTTTAGAAGCGCATGTTGATCTATGTGCAGAGCGTTATGAAAGAATGGATGAAAAAATGAATACTATGGAAAGCAGATTGGAAACAGTTGAATCCATAGTCAGCGAGATCAAACAAATGTTGATCGAGAAAGAAACTATGGCACTTAAAAAACTCGTTGGCTTGGGAATTGGCGTTATTGGCTCACTACTAACAGCCCTATTGGGGTTGATAATTTATATTGCAAAAGCACACACATAATTGTTATAATACATTTATGAACAATGAACGGCATCAGTTCAACAAAATTACCAAATTTATAACTGATTCTTACAATGATTTGCCTAAACACGGCACAATTGTTGTAAAGTCAGTTCGTGGTGGTTTTTCTGTAAACGGTATTAAAATTATTCAAGATAAAGATAGCAATGATTGGCAGGTGTTAAAAGATAAAACACCAATTGCCAGTTTCAATCAAAAACGAATTGCAATACTTTTTGCCGCACTTATCACAAAAAAACGTTATTATGATAGTAAAAAAATGGTAGCATATGATCGTCAGTTTAATATCTTACAAGAAGATAAACAATGGTTTGTTACACGACTAAAACAAAAAAATAACCCTATATTGGAAAGTAGGTTAAGCAGAACCGAAGATGAACTTAATTTATTGGAACAACAACTTCGAGAATTAGAAAAAAGTCTGTCTTTGCAATAAATAACTAAAAGCAAGGACATTAAAATGTTTGTTAAAGAATTTAATAATACGTCTGCCGCAGAACTTAATAAGCAATTAGCAAAAGTTTACAAGTGGCAATTAGATCTTGGTAAGTTAACCGAAAGCAATGCATCACAGATGCTTAATACTGTTCAGTCCAAGATTCATAATATTCGTAAAAGTTCACAAGTTCATCATGCAGAACGTAATCCACAATATATGGAAGCTGTGATGGTAAGTAAAGTCCTTGAAACATGGAAAGCAGAAATGGCACACGGTCGTAAAATTCTTGGTGAAAAGATGGCAGCAATTAATGAATATTGCACAGTTCAATTAAATGAACGTGAATTAACACCAGGCGAAGCAAAGAAAAAAGAACATTTTGTAAAGTCACTTAAGAAGCGTGGTGGTGATTTTGAAAAGCGTTATGGCAAGCGTGGTAAAGAAGTCATGTATGCTACTGCTACAAAGATGGCAAAGAATGAAAGCATTCAATTACCACCAGCATTGACTGAAGGTGAAATTGAACAAGCACGTGTAACTATGGCTGCACGTGACCTTGCTGATACAGTTCAAGATATTGTTGAAAAAATCAGTGATATGCAGAATGAGCAACTACCAGCACTTGTTAGTGCTATGAAAGACCAAATCGGTGTAGATAAAGCTGATTCATTTAAGGCAAGTGTAAGCGATGTCCTTGCAAACTTACTTACAACTGCTAATAGTGCACGTGATACACTTGATAATGCAAGTCGTGGCGTTTATGGTGCTGAACCAATGGGTGCTCCTGTTGGTGATATGGGTGCTGAACCTGTGGGCGATATTGGTGGTGAACCAGTAGATGGTGCTGCTCCAATGCCACCACGTGATGGCGAAGAAGATTTAGCTACTGCTGATGCTGCTACAGGTGGTGCTGCTGAATTAGGTCGCGGCAAGAGAGTATAATATGAAACTTCTGGAAGTTGCGCCAGACTTTGTTCGTAGTCAAGTAGGTGTCTTGATGACTATTTTGCAATTCTTGCAAAATAAAACAAAAACTGGTACAAAAATTCCAACACAAAATGTAGTTAATCTAATGAATAACGCTGGTTATCCATTTGATTGGCGTGCTATTGAAGGTCTTAAAGAAAAATATCCTGCACTTGATAATCTTATTGGCAGTGTAGATGAAAACTTTATTACTTTGGGTAAAGAAGAACCAGAAATACCACCACCTGATGAAAATCAAGATATGGACCAAAGTGGTGCAGCACCTGTGCCAGAACCAGTTCCAAGTGAACCAGCACCAGTAGATGTTGGTAATGGTCGTAATCCAGAACGTGCTACTGTAGATAAAATGGCGGCACGTGCTGCACGTTTTTAACCTAAATACCTTATGCGCATTGGTGATTTAGAACAACTTACACAATTTCATGACAAGTTGAATCCTGATTTATGGGAAAACAATCGCCTTAAACCAGAAGTGCGTCTTGCACTTTTCAAAATTGCAAAAGCATTTGTTGATTTTATTAATATACCAGATTTACAATTAACAGATATTACTGTAAGTGGTAGTAACGCAAGTTACAATTATAATAGTGATAGCGATATTGATTTACATCTTGTTGCTGATGTTAATGGTCCTTGTGAAGCAGACCTTGACCAATTATTTATGGCAAAGAAAGGTGCTTTTAATGACCAACACGATATTAACATTTATGGTCATGCTGTAGAAGTATATGTTCAACGCAGTGATGAAAAGCACATAAGCAATGGTATATACAGTGTCTATGATAATAATTGGGTAAAGTTCCCAAAGAAGATTGTAGCTAATCCAGATACAACAAATATACAGGACAAGTATGAACACCTACATGCTGAAATAGATCAAGCAATTGAAAGTGGTGACCGTCATACAATCCAACGATTAAAAACACGAATTAAGAAACTTCGTCAAAGTGGTCTTGACCGTGAAGGTGAATTTGGTGTAGAAAATCTTGCCTTCAAATTACTTCGTAACAGTGGTGATTTAGATAAGTTAAGTGATGCACATTTACAAGCCGTTGATAATGATTTAAGTTTAAGTGAAGGTAATGCTTTTAGTGGAGCACTTCGTACTGCCCGTGAAAAAGGTTTAGATTATTTTATTGTTGATGGAAAAAAATATAAAGTTAAAAAGTCTATGCAAAAAATTGTAGAAGCATGGACTAAAAAATACAAGAAAAGTATCAATTGCAGTAATCCAAAAGGTTTTAGCCAGAAAGCACATTGTGCTGGTCGTCGTAAAAGACAAGCAGGTGGTAAGACTAAAAGCAAGAGTGTATCCTAAATATTAATGGAAAAAATATATGTTTAGTGCAACCAACGCCAGAACACAAAGTGTAACAAGTGTAGCAACAGAGACAGAAATCGCTTTGTTGAATCTTAATATATTGAATGCAGTTACTGCTGGTAACGTAACTGTTACTGTTAGTAAAACTACAACAACAGCATTAAATGGCAATACAGTTGTTGGAACACCTATGACATTAGCTACACAATATTATACCGCATGGCAAACATCAACTGCCAATGCTTTGGCAAGTGGACAAATGCAATCTGTTATTGACAACTTTGCAAAACTGGGATATACTATAAGCCGTAAATCAACAGACGGAACTAATATATCTTGGCAAATATCCTGGTGAATGATAAATTTAATATTTTTTCAACTAATAAGTGTATACTTTTAGTATATAATATAGGTGCAAGTGGAAAATTTATTTCCAATTGTTTAGGTTTTAATAAAAATTTTCACATTCAAAGTAATGGATATTTTTCTAAACCAATTGATCAAATAAATTGGTTACTAAAAACACTCTCTGCATATAAAGAGAAAAATTTACATTTTTGGAATGATATGGATTTGGGTGATAATCAATTTTTTAAAACAAAAAATTTATTACCTGAAGATAAAGTTAATTCTGAGTTAATAGAATTACATAAAAGTTTTATATTAAAATCAAAAACTTTAGAAAAATGTTTAGAAAATAATAAATTTTTTTTCCGAGTTTGTCATACAGAAAAAGATTTAGATTTTTATAAAAAAATTTGGCCTAATAGTAAAATTATCGTATTAACGAACCAAAATGAATATATTAAAAATTATCGCAAAAATTTTGAAATTCAAATTAAAGAAGAATTTTTTAACTTTGAATCTTATAATAATTTTTGCACAATTAATTGTTTAAAATTAATAACATGGAATTCATTTTATCAGGAATATCAAAAGTTATTAAATTTTTTTGATTGTGAGTTAGAAAATATAAATTTACTTAGGAATTTTTATGATTTATATTCTAATATAACATGGCAAAAATGACAAATATCTTAGTAACACATAATCCACAATACAACTACGGTAAAATTCAGCGAAAAGAAACAGAACAAGG